ACATAATCACAGTAGAGCCATTTGTCGTCGTCAAACAAAAATACTTTAGTAGACATTGTCAGTCTCCATTTTTAGTTCTTCAAGTCTAGTCATTATTCTGCGCTCCTTTAAGATCTACCAGTTGTGGTTCTCCGTTGAGATCTAACGGGATGTTACGCCCATTTAATGTAACCGTGTATAAATCTCCTGCGTAAAAACCTGCGTACCACTGGCAAACCATAAACACACCGTCCATATGGATGTCCAAGACAGATGACTTTGGGGTGCCATACGCATTGTTAAAAACAAGTCTCTCTGTTTTCATCTTAGTCATTAGAGATACCCTCTTTTATCTTCTTTAGCTCGGCTTGGTAAGCAGCCAAAGCAGCATTACGAGCATCCCAAGATGCATCACCAGCATCACGAGCAGCAGCACAGGCAGCGGCATCAGCAGCATCACAAGCATACTCAACATCTAAATCAGCAGAATAAGCAGCACTAGCAGCAAGATAAGCAGCCTTTAGTTCTTCAAGTTTAGTCATTGGTGTTTCTCCGCCAGTGCCTCGTTCATCTTCTTAAGGTACCACTCAGCCTTTTGCATGTCTTCTACAGGTTTCCGTTTAAAACGGTATCTGTGTTGGTACTTGATCATGTTACCGTGGCAATACGCTATGAACCCGTCCAGCCCTAAGACCTGTTGGATGTAGTCGATACACTCTACACCTCCCATGTTGTAATGCGCTGGGCGTTCTACAGGATCGTAAGAAGACACAGGTGTTTCTTCTAAAGTCATTAACAACTTCCTTTCGTTTTTGTAAACCTATCTAAGAATAGCACGTTAGATTTCTCTTCTATTTCATCAGGTATATCGTTGTCAAACTCTTCTCCGAAAGTTTCTTGAAGAAGTCTGTCTCGATATTCCTCGACTTCAGCTATAACAAGAGGATTATCTGAACCGTAATCTAAGAAGGCTGACAACATAGTCACCATCCCTACCATGTGCTGCTGCACCTCTAAGGGAAGATCTTCAGTACCTCCCATTGTGATGCCTGTTGTAACAGAACCTGACCAACTTCCATCAACATCAAACACAGGCTTAAGTACTAAAGCAAACTCATCAGGTTTGATTGTGTAGCTCATTTGTCTTTTCTTTCCCACTTAAGCTTAACCCGTGTTTTTCCACAAGGTTTTCCCGGTTCCTTTAACCAAGCCTCAGGGATGACCCTGTTAGCCCATTGGAACCCATGTTTGTCACACCACTCAAAGTAACGTGACTTAGCACCCTTATTTAGCTTAGCGTTAGCATTGCTAAACACAAAGCGTATATCTAGTTCTGGGTGCTGCTTCTGTATAGCGAGATGTTTACGTCGATCTGCAGGATCAAACTTTCCCTTTGTCTCAACAATGATACCGTTATCTAACTCAAAGTCAGGTGTGTAAGTCCTGTAGGCTAGGTCTTCCCACTCAATCTTGATCTTTTCATAACGAACTTCTTTTTGCCTTGGAGTAAGAAAAAGAACGGCCTCCTTTTCGAGACCGCTCCTGTATACTCTAGCATTATGTGTACGTCTGTACCCAGTTGCTCTTTTAACCATCAGGGGAAGTGACCAGCAGCTCTGCTAACATCTTAGTACGGCCGTCTAGGGCACGGTGTAAGTACTCTAGCCGTTGTATCTCTGAACGAGCAATCAACATATCTTGGTAGATTTCTTGTTGTTTATCTGTAAAGTCATCTGTTTGATACTCTACGTCATCAATAGTGATTGTAGCCATGTTAGCTTCCTTAGATTTCAATCTCGTCTACACGAGGTTTCTTTACAGTCTTAGTCAGGTACATAGGAAAAGGAACACCCTTGTACTGGTAACCCTTCAGACCTTCGCCGTTGTTAGCGTCCGCCCAACATACTTTCTTAAAGTCACAGAACACACACCCGATAGCAAGTTTCTCATTACCTGACTTATCTTCCTCAGTATCGTAACAACGCTCTGGCACTGTCTCTGAGGCAAGAGCCTCCTTAAGTTCATCTACTCTCTCCTGTGTGTCAGGAAGCATAGAAGCGCTGGGCTGGTACAAAGTCATGTTACCATCAACCTTGTTCATTGCCCAGAAAGCTACGCCCTCATTGTTGGGGACAGCCTCACTGTATGCTGAGATTTGCTGCATGTAACCAAAAGGATCATCTACAGCAAGAGTTGCCTGAGAGAACTTCTTAAAGGCGGAAGGTGAGGCAGACTTAACATCAACGACATGACCGTCAATTACGGCGTCCATGTGTCCTGTTATTCCTGCAACCTTAACCTTTTGTTGTTCACCCGTAACAGTGTGACCAGATAGCTTAGCCAGTGTTAGCAGTATCTCTTCAATGATGTCTCCGTAGAGGAACTTAAGGAGTTTATCTCCTGTCATCTTCTCTCGTTCATGTCCCTTGCTGTCATACCAGAGTTGACGTGTAGGTTTACCGAGAGCAGATAGTCGAAGTACTGGCCCCCCACTCTTGCGGGGAACCAAGCGAGAACGAAGTAAGTCCTTAAGACTTTCCCCAAAGGTGTCGATAACCTTCTCGTTTTCTGCTGTTGAAGTGTAGCCTTCGAGCAGTGTCATATAAACATCTTCGATTAAGGTTTCAATACCTTTGGGTTGGTCTGACATACTTTATTCTCCTCTTATTTGGTTTACTCGAAAGCGATTTCTACTTCTTCTACTGGAGCCTTCTCTACTGCTGAAGAAGTCTCGTTAGAACGAATAACAGCAGAACCGTCCTCGTAGTCTACCAACTCCATCACCTGACCTAGATCAAAGGACATTTCTTTGGTGTCTTGGTTCATGTCACTTAGGTGACCAAGCTTAATGATGTTACCGTAAGCACTGTTTCCAATAGATACGAACACGTTCATCTTAGAACCATTACCGATCAAGGATTCTGTAGGGTTACCGCTCTTGTCGTACACTTCACCGTATCGACGCCAACCAGTCTTAGTCTTTTCGTCGAGACCAATTTGAATGAACCGATCGCCATTGAAGGTTGAGTCTTTACCTTCTTTGACTTTCTTGTTCAGTTTGTAATCTTTCATGAGGTCATCAAGTTGATCGTTCATCTTGAGTGCAACAGTGTACTCCAAGTCTTCGGACATGTACTTAGGTGCAGGTTCCTGCAACTTTGCCCAGCTAACTTCTACGTTCTTGAGTACGATCTTTTTGTCTTTAGCCATTCTATATCTCCTTGGCGTTATAGTAGTTATTCTTGTTAAACTGACATGAAATAGTTGTCAATGTGTCTCTAACCAGTTCATGCCAATCTTAGCCTCACCATCCATAGGACAGTTAAGATTGAAGTGAGTACCTGAATCAATGATTGCTTGTACCTGTATTTGACCAAGCCTTTCAGCTTGATCGGCATCTACTTCTGTCTGCCATTCATCATGTACCCATGCACACTGCTTAAAGTTAATGCCCTCTTTCTTGGCTTGGTTTTGCCAGAGAACATTAGCAACACGCATCAGTACAGTCTCTCCTCCCTGCAGATAAACAGATAAAGCAAGGTGGTCGCTGCCGATCTTCAGGATGCGTCCGTCAAGACCTTTCATCCATCCCATACTAGCAGCACGTGAAGCCTCACTCTTTAGTGTCTTGAGTGTAGGCAACGCCTCATAGAAGTTCTGCATAGACTTGTTTGCCTGAGCTGGGCTGCAATCAAGTATCTCTGCGATCTTCCCTACACCTGCGCCCAGTAAGAAGGCGTAGATGAATGTCTTAGCAGTGGGCCTGTCCTTACAGTAGCGGCCCAGAGCGTTCATGTTAAAGGTGTGGATGTCCCCATCAATAACCTGTTCAGTGTAGATCGGGTCATTCATGTAATGGGCAAGAACTCGAAGCTGAATCCCTGCGGCATCCGTACCGACTAGACGTTTACCTTCTGGAACCTGGAACACTTGACGACACTCTGCAGCGTACATCCCGTCCATTTTCCATAGGATACCATCCTTACCGTGAGGTACTGAAGGAATGTTAGCCATGTTAGGACCACGGTGTGCCGCACGGTGCGTGACAGCCCCTGTAGTGATCACTGTGCCGTGTACCCTGCCATCCTTTTGTGCCTTCTCTAACCACTCCTGTGCCAACTTCCAGCGTGTCTCCAGTACCTTCCATGCCTTCAGACCTTTAACAGCCTGTGGAGCATCATCAGGGATCGTGGCTAAGTTCTCAGGGCAAACCTTATAGCTGTCACCTGACTTGGTTTTAACTGTAGGTTTCCAACCCAGTCTGTCTAACCGTTTGTTGATCTGTTTAGGTGAGCCTAGATTGAACTCCTCCCATGCGATCTTGGTGTAATCACCCTGTACGTTCTGTGCCTCAAGTAGTTGGTTGGAGTGGATCGTTCCATCCTTCTTATAACGTAGGACAACCTCTTTAACAGGGACAGCAATAGGAACCATGAACTCTTTAATCTCATTCTCAATACGCTGCGTCTCTTTCAAACACACAGTATAGATTTCCTGAGCAAGTTCTTGGTTGATCTCGAACCCGTGCTTTTCCTGTTCACACATAATGAAGTGCACCGCATGTTCTAAGCGGATACTCTTCTTACTGAACTTAGAACCTTCCTTCATCAGGTGCTCGTAGAGTAGTTCAGTTACGTGTACGTCCTGTTTGCAATACTCTTTCATTTCTTCTGAGTAAGCAGACCAGTCAGAGAACTCGTCCTTGAAGTCACCAAGGCGTTCACCCCAAGCCTTTAGTTTATGACCACCCTTGCGTTGTGGTTCGAACAGACGTGATAGTACAAGAGTGTCAGTAGTCTTACTGAGTGGGATCTTATAGCCCCACAACTTCTCAATGACAGGGCTGTCGAACCCTATCCCGTTGTGAGCAATCCACTCAGTGACTCCTTCAGCAAACTTAGCAAACGCTTTAGGACTACGGATGACATAGTTACCTTTGACACCTACCTCTTTAGCCACCAGTACATGAATTACTGTAGGATCTAAGCCGTCCGTTTCAATGTCATATACTACTCTCACTTCTATCCTCCGTAGCTGTTTAGTCGTCCTGAGTGTTTACTATACAACAGGCTATCTGCAACCCCCGTCTCGCCCGTGAATCTATTCTTAATAACACGGACCTTGGTGGTGTTTCGTTCAATCTCATCTTCTGCTTGTGTGTTACGCTCAAGAGCCAAGATGATGTTAGACAACTGGGCAATACCTGCACTGCCTCGAATGTCTTGCAAGTTAATGTTACCACCTTCCTCTGGAGGCTTCTTACCCTTGTCTCTGCTAAGATGTGAAACCATCAACAGGCAGATGTCTAACTCAATAGTCAGGGTCTTCAACTTAGTAACAATCTCATCCAGAGCCTTGCGTTCGTCCTTGGCATGGTCACTAACAACGATACTGATGTGGTCTAGGATAATAAACTTACACTCACATGATCGGGCAAGGTAACGCACCATAGAAATGATACGATCGACTGTGTTGCTTCCGAAGCTGTCATACAGGAAGACACGGCCAGTACCTAACGTAGCGTTGTAAGCCTCGTCAAACTCTTCCTTAGAGTAGACGATGTCAGGTACGTGCAACTTCTTATCAGCGTGGATAGACATAACACCAAGGCCTGTATCTCTTGTAGGTTCTTCTAGGAAGAGTGTACCTACGTTACCTTTGTTCTGTTGGATAAGACTATACAGAACTTCACGCATTACTTGTGTCTTACCTACGCCAGTACCTGCAACAACAGTGATCAACTCACCTGTTCGCATACCCTTGGTCATGTCATTAAGACCGTCAAAAGGATATGGTACACTTTCGTAGTTAGGCGGAGTAGCAACCAAATCGTACATGTCTGTACCTGAAAGAATACCGTCAGGTGTGAAAGGCCCAGCCTTACGGTGACTGTCGATAAACTCTCGCTCACGTCCTTGAGTAATGAAGTCATTAGGATCGTTAAGGACCATCTTGACCAGACGTACCTTACGGGGGTCAAACAACTCAGCCACAGCAAGTGCTGCCTCTTGTCCAGGTTTGTCTGTGTCAAAGCAAATGTTGATCTTGTCGAAGCTGTCTAACCATTCGTAGTTACGCTTACAGTCTTTAACTGCGCCTGACGCTCCATTGATAACGGACACACAAGGCTCGGACATAAACATCATTTGGTAAGCAGCCATCGCATCAAACTCACCTTCTGTGATAGTAACAGATTTACCACCCTTACTGAAAGCTGCCTGTCCGAATAGGTCTGCCTGAGCATTACCGTTGAACTTAAATGTCTTCTCTTTAAGGCCTCGCTGTTTAAACCCTGTAGGCTTTCCGTCTAGGGTATAGATTAGCTTAACCTCGTCACCTGATGTCAAAGCCTTATACTTTTCAGAGACAGCCTTAACTAATCCTCTTGATGGAATAGCTTGGGCGGAACCTGTAATAGGTGGTAACGGTTTAACCGCTGCTAGGGGTGTCATAGTATTGTCATCCTCTTCATCTGTAAAAGTTTTAGTCTTGCACACATGACAGAATATGCCGTCCTCGTAAGGGTAGGCTCCGTCACTGCTCCCACAACTCGTGCAAGGTCTATGTTTCTTGTCTTCGTAATCCATTGTGTAGTGCATGTTTATTTCCCATCATCTTCGAAGTCCCCTCTAAGAGAGCTATAAATAATCTGAATGGCTACTATCGGCCACATCAAAGCAAATCTCTCAGGGGCATAAGGGTCTGTATCTTCGTCCTCTGCCTCAGAAATAGCCAAAAGAAGAGGTATAGCTAAGACGTACATAACTAAAAGTCCAGTAAAGAATTGTGTCATCTTGTAATATTCCGTATGTAGTAGGCGCCCGGCTCAGAGTCTAAGCCTGTTGCCATGTCCCTAAGCTGTTGAAAACTCATGTAAATAGTTTGCTCATCTTCAATATCAGGGTTGTACTGCGTGATGAAAACTGCCTTATCTGAAATAATAGCCTCTACATCGTCGAAAGAGTCCGTCTCGTCCAAGGTTGTGATGCGTGTAAAATCAAACTCAAACTCTACTGTGTACATTCCAACCCCTAGTCTCGCGTTTAATATCATTATGCTTAAACTCTGCCCAGTACAGTTCAAACGCAACACCATCGTCTAGGCACTCAAACTGGTGGTATACTCCCGGCTTCACCTTAGTATACATACCAGTTTCAAGAATAGTCTCATCAACCAAATCATAATCGTTCTGCCACACGCGGATTAGCATACGGCCAGACTCAACATAAAAACCATTCCACTTGAACTCATGGCAATGTTTAGAGCACACACCGCCCTTATCCATTTCAATGCGATGGAACTCTAAGGAGCCATTAGCCTCAACAAGTTCCGTATTTCCCCACACTTTTCCAGCAATCATTAGGGAACTCCAATCTTTGTATTCCACTTTTCTACATCTGCAGGAGTGTTAATTTCAATACCATTAAATTCCACATGGCCTACACCAATTTGCCAACCATTTTTTAACCAACGTAGTTGCTCAAGTTGCTCAGTAGTTTCCTCTTGAGTAACTTTTAAAGTTGGATAAGCTGTTAGTGCATGTCGCGTATATCCGTATACACCTAAGTGCCATTCACCATATCCAGTAATTCCTCTGCCAAACCACAAAGCCTTACTAGGATATGCTTGTATCATCTTAACTGAGTTTGGATCGTCTTGCATCTCTTTTGGCATATCTGCATAGACTGTGCTTACTGCCGAGTTATATGATAGTTGTTCAATACACTTATCAATCATATCTACCGTTACGTCAGGCATATCACCTTGGACATTAATAAATTGATCATACTCATAAAATAAAGCATTATTAATCGCACCTGCACATCGCTCAGTACCATTTGCATAAGGTGTTTGGTCGAGCCAACATCTTTGTGAGCCATACCTTTCAGAGATGCGTAAATCATCCGTCAAGACGTATGTGTCAAGACCTGAACTAGACGCTGCAGCATACACACGTTCGATCATTGGCACACCAGCTAACTTAGTTAATGGCTTTCCTGGAAATCTTGTAGAACCATATCTAGCGGGAATAAGAATAGCGGTGGATGTCATGTACTGTCCTTTCAAAGTCTTCTAGTCTCAACGTATTAGGTCCGTCACTTGGGGCATTATCTGGATTAGAGTGTACCTCTAAGAAGAAATTAGTGACACCCAAAGCAGCGGCAGCACGAGTAAGACCTGCAACGTAATCACGATTGCCACCAGACGACTTACCGAGTGAGCTAGGCTTTTGTACTGAGTGCGTTGCATCAAATACCAACGGTATGTCATAGTAATTAAGCATGTACTGGATGCCATTAAAATCAACCACAAGGTTATTATATCCAAAGCTTGTCCCTCTCTCTGTAATCCATACTTCCTTGGCACCTTCAGTCTTACTTAGGATACCTTCAACATCCCAAGGTGCTAAGAACTGACCCTTTTTAATATTAACAATCTTATCAGTACTGCACACTGCTTTAATAAGATCCGTTTGCCTACATAGGAAAGCAGGGACTTGGTACACATCAACCGCATTTCGAAACTCACGTTCAATACGGTTTAGTTGCACATAGTCGTGTACATCAGTCAGTGTCTTAACGCCTAGTGTATCTTTAAGAGAAAGAAAGTCAGTAAGGGTACGCTCTATACCCCTACCACGCTCACCGTTTAAGCTACTGCGATTTGCCTTGTCGTAACTTGCCTTGAAATAGTAATCAACTCCATACTTTTCGCAGACACGTTTGCACTCTTCAGCTATTTCAAAAGACTGTTCTAAAGTTTCGTGTTGGCATGGACCAGCTATGAGCCTAATCATGCAGTAATGTTATCCATCATAGGAAAGATTTCAGCAATAGCTTTACCAATCTCTATAGCCAAGTCCATGTGTTCCTTCTGAGTACCATTAGCAGATCGTAGCTCAACGTAGTGTATCCATGAACGGATAGTTCCATTGGCATACAAAGTGGATGCAGTGTTACCCTCAGGTAGTACAGATCGGGCCTGTTCCTTTGCGATACCGTTATCAATAGCCCAGCGGTACGCCATCTTAGATTTTTCAATCACGGCATTTTGGTGGGCGGTCCACGCAGACTGTAATACACTGTCATCAGTATCTAGGCTGTTCTGTCTGTTCTTTGTGTCCTGCAACCGGGCCTCGCGAATAACAAAAGACTTTTCCATGTCCTCTACGTTGGCATACCGTTGGCTAAACTCTTGAAAAGAGAATGAACGGTGCCGTAGAAATTGTCGGGCAATGTCTCGTGTAGTCTTCACCTCAATAGTTGCTGAAGCCATTTCGAAAGGGGACCAGTGCTTATGTTTGATAAGGTAGGCCAGTAGACGATCACTCGTCTCCATATTCATCTGACCTTGCGGGTTTGATACCTTGGCGCAGTAAGCAATCAAATCTTGCACGGTGTCTAAAGACGTATCCAAGGAAGGTATGGCTTGGGTGTATCCAATTAGTTTAGCTGTCATTATCGTAATTGCCTCTTGCTGATAGTGCTATAGATGCACCATTAAGTGTGTTTATCCAGTAAGGTTTTAAAGAGTTAGTGCTCTTGTGACCAGTTACTTGCATGATACCTGCTGTGTCAACTCCTCCTTCGAGCATTTCAGTCACAGCTGTCCGCCGTAAATCCATAGCTGTTAGGCTCGGATCTAGATTAGCTTCGGCCAGTAAGTCATTGATAAGTTTAGAGATCTCATACTTAGAGTATGGTGAAAAACTACCTGCCTGAGACTTGGTCCTTGGAGCTACATAATCTTGAAAGTCATAAGTCTCTTTCTGTTGTATGAGCATACGGCACAGGTTAGGGCTGATCGGCAGGGTAACTGCTGCATTCCTCTTGGACTGAGTAAACGCTACAACACCCTTGTCTAAGTCTAGGCTGTCCCACTTGAGTAGACGCATGTCCCCTACACGTTGGCCCCAATCATAAGCCATGTGAACAATCAGGCCAATACTCCTGTACTTGAAGTCGTTATAGGCTGTTGTCAGGAAGCCTTTCACATCTTCCTTGGTCCAGGTTTTACGGCGTGGTTCGTCCGATACAGTCCTTACATCGTGCATGGGGTGATGTGTCATAATATCACTACGCATTGCGTACCTCCAAGCACTACTGAACACAGCCTTGCGGTAGTTAGCTGTCCTAACACCTGTTTCTAACCACTGTTCGTAAGCTTCTGTACATAGCCGTACGTTAATGCGTTGGTTGTTGTACTTCCCCAACGTCCTGACACCTAGAACAGTACCAGATGCCTTAACTAGGTGGGCGGCATAATCTTTCTGGGTCTGAGGCTTAAGCCTACAAAACTCAGGGCTGTTCATGTAATATTCAAACAGATCTTCTATCTTGGCATTAGTTGTGGGTATCAGACGCTTTTTCATTATTCCCTCATGTGTTTATAGATTAGGTAAAACATACCAAACAAGTATGCTAATGCAAGTAAAGTTAGAGGCGAAGCGAGAGTGAGCATCTACTTGGTTCCTTTTATAAAACGGGCTGGTCGGCCTTTCTTGACCTTCTTATGACGACGAAGTGTAGAGATATGCGTATCGTCTAGGTTTTTAAACACAGCGGCAACAGCAAACATTTCCTTGTTGATCCTGTTACCTAGTTTTAGTGCGTCATCCGCCGAAAAGACTGTCGAGACGTATTCTTCTTTGCGGCTGTTACCTATTCGATAAACTTTTATCGCTTTACTAGGGTCCATTCTTAAAACTCCTCTGCTAGATCTGCCACACTTACAACAGTGTTACGGCTTGTTGTGTATGTTGCAGCACTGATCATGCGGTGCGTCCAGTTTGTGACCCTGTAAACCCAACCTGCGTCCGACTTTGTAGTTAAGGCAACCTTAACACCTGACCGATCGACTGCGATAAACTTGAACCGAGGGTTCCCGTTAGGGCTATTGGACAGACGGCGTTGGGATAAAATAAAATAGCGTTCGTACATGATAGTATTCCTTTAGTTTACAGGTCGCCCTGTCCATAGTTACCTTTGTCCCATTCATCCTGAACAAGACGTGAAGTAGACGAACCCCGAAGGGTTGCAATCTCTTCATGTTTCTTTTCGATCTGTTGTTTAAGCCTCATTATCTCTACATAACGCACTTCGATTTCGTCAGATACTGACATGGTTTTTATCCTTTCAGAGTGTAACGGACATAACGCTGCCCTGTTACTGGGTGTTTTTTCTTGTTGGATACAATATCCCAGCCATTTTCACGTAACTCTTGGATGCGCTTGGTCAGGCTGCTTATACTGTACTCAACCATCGCCTCGCGAACAGTCAGTCCATTTGTGGCACGTAGGTGTTTGATAATCTGGTGGTGTTGCGTTTTCATTCTTTCAATCCTTCTGTTATTGCTTCAAGTTTTGCGTAGCCTGATGCACGATCCCTGTAGTGGGTCATCGTTTCCACGCATTTCCAATCTGCTAAATTTAGATCTTCAGACAAGTATACTGAACGATCAATGTCAGCTTCTACAATGTCTTTGATACATAGCAATTCTGCTAGTGTTAGGCCAGTCATAGTAATATCCTTTCGTTTTCTACTCTTATATGGTTTTCCATCATGCGTACTCCCTTGCGTTAAACTCGTGTACTGCCTTAGCGAAACCCCTAGGCGTTGCCGATCGTATGTCCTTGGTGCGTTGTGACTTGCCGCCCAGCTTAAGGTGTTGTGTGCTGTAGCCCGTAGGTTTGCACGTGGGTATCTTTGTGGGCATAACAAAACCGCCACCCGTCCAGAGGCACGTTTTCTTTGTGTATGCGTCACGGTCTGCGATGTACTCCGACCAGCGCGGGTGCACAGCCTCATGGTCCTCCAAATACTCCCCGTATTCGTATGGGTGAAAGCTGTGATTAGGTTTGCGCCACTGGGTAGCCAAGACACTGACAGGGTTCTCTATAAAGTAGGGAACAACCAAGGCCTCAAAGAAAAAGGCACAGTCTCTTGCGTAGCCCACAGCCTTGTTCTGAAAGTCAGGATCTCGTTCTGCCTTCGATTTGAAGTGTGCAGCCCCTGATACAGCCATGTCAGTACAAACAGGGAAGGCCATACCAAACACAACCAGATCACCGTTGTCGCCAAACTCTTCAATCAGATCATGAAAGGTTTCGTGTTTGTGAAGGTCTGCGTGTCGGTACGATATAGAACCACCTCCCGCAAAAAATTGTGTATTCTCAAAAGTACATTGCGACACCTCATGTTGGATGTCAAAGGCGTGGCAAGTGTAACCTGCCTCGGCCCACGGCTTAAGCGCCTCGCCTGTGAAGTCGTACAGTGATATTACAATGTCTTTTTTCATGTCATAGTTCCTCGACTGTTATTAGGCAAAAGGCATATCGGGTGATGCGTTTAAGAAAGTCCCGCTGTCTAGTCGCACCTTTTAAAGTTGGGTAAACACTATTCACTGTAGTGAATGGTTGAAAGCTACTAGATAAATATTTTGAACCCTTTGCCCTTTGCCAAGTGAAAGTGCAGTCAAGGTCAAGATCTCTTGTTCTAATTACATACGTCATTATTCCCATTCCTCCTGATTCTGTTCAATCTCGTTCTGTTGCTCCCAAAGGGTGTTAAGACTAAGCCAAGGGAATTGTCTAGTGTCGCCTTTGTGTACCCCTGTCATAACGATACACTCCAACTTGCCACCGATAGGGGTCTGAGACATGTCCACTTCAAATTGGGTTTCCTCCCCTTGGCTACCATCGCGGTGCCCTATAGTTGAATAAAAATACATGCGGCAATCTTCAACGTATTGTGAAACTTCCATCATATTACCTCCACTGCATCGACACATTCTACATGATACCTTGAAACAATATCACCAGTGTCCAAAGCTTTGTTAGCGCGGTTACCTGCTACATACTCGCACCACGTATCCCACCAGTATTCCGTGCCATCGACTTGGCACATTTCCACATATCGGGTTATCTTTTTAAGCTTACCAGCCTCAGACATTTTAGCGGGTGGCGTTTGAACAACACTAGGTTTTAACCCCAAGCGTTTGATATTGTGACTGTCGATACACGACACATTGAACCCAAACATTTGGGCAACGAATGAGGCCTTGACCATACCTAGGTTAGGTACCTCCATGAATAAGCGCACTACCTCAACACATGCGGCAACGCTTTCCGTTCCCATTGTATCTTTGATATGGTTAACCTTACCCCACAAATAAGCGTCATTGTCCTTGACGTAATTGTATCCATCACCCTTCAGACCCCACATAAAGCGCGATTCCGAACCGTTGATATTAACGTCCTCAATCTGAGCTTTGCAGGTGGAAAGACCCGCCTGAATGGTGCAAAGGGTGAACGTCACGACAGGCAACACGGATTTCTTG